CCTGAACTATCCCAGCCTGTGATGGCTTCAAAATCTGCTGTGCCTAAAGTTGCTATGTCTGATGTTGCTTTTACAGCAATTACATCCCCAGTTCCATAAGTAACACCACGTATCTTTAATGTTGCACTATCTACATTACTGCTTATTCCTGATGTGTCAAAATACATAAAAGATCTGACTAAATGAAAAACACTACCACCTCCCCTAGAAGAAGCTGCATAAGCTGATATTCCTACAGTAGAGGTAGTCGCAACAGAACTTGCTGCTGTTCCTGACGAATTTGCCCTAGCATCAGACCAACTTGACTGATTAAATCTTGCTACATATCCATCATTAGTGTGTGCATATATAGTAGCCATTACAGTTCTACCTTTGGCATATTGTAAGTATTTGCACTAAAATAAGTATTGCTATCAGGGGTTACTGATACATCTTTAAAGCTGACTGAGCTAAAATTGTGTTCATTTCTTTTGTCTGTGAAGTTATTCCAGTAAGTAATCTTTGCTCCTGATTTGGCTTTTGCTAATGCAAAGTCTTTAAAGCTAGACCAGTTCTCATCACCATAAGTATCTATAAATATTCCATCATAACTTCCAAGCCCACTAACACTATCCCAGTCACCTTCAACAACAGTAACATTAGATTTCCCACTTGCCCAAGTGTTTAATCTTTCTATAATTTGTGGATGGATCTCAACAATAGTATGAGAATTAACTCCTTGTGCTTGTATATAATCTGAACATATACCCATTCCAAATCCTATTTCTAAAATATCTCCTTTATTATGGCATACGAACTCTGCACTCTTTTCCATTATAGGGGCTTCCCAGCTCATCATAACCTCGGCATCAAACTCATCAGTTATCTTAGTATCAACAAAAGCTAAAGTTGTGTCTTTAAAGCTCATTAGAATTGAAAGTCCAATGTTGCCACACCATAAGCTATTTCATTATCTGCATCCCAATAAAAACTTAATATATCAACGTGATTAGCATCTGTTGTAAGTGTTGGAGCAGAGCCACCTGCCCAAACTACAGTAGCAGAGCCATCAGCAGCAGTTTCATCAGATTCAGCAGCTTTCCAATTAGTAACAGTTCTACTTCCTGTTCCATCTTGTTTTAATAGTAACACAAAATTACCTGACATATCAGGGAATGTGCTTACTAAATTTGTTATATTTCCTGCACCAAATGTTAAATTTTGCTTATTGGAAGCTCTAAAATCAACTGTTGTAGTAGTTGCATTGTAAGTAGGCTC